AGTTTCTTACAAAAATTCTTCATATGATAATAATTTTGGAGACGGATATTACAGTTATTTAAGTAAAAGCGAAAACAGTTTAAAAGCTACGTTTTCGGTTCAGTTAAATAAAAGATCAGACAAGGAGGCAAAAGCTGCTGTTCATTTATTAGAAGACTCTTTTAATAAAGGGTTAAAGCCAAGCGGAGGGTACACAGGTATATATTGGACTCCTTTTCCGCCTTACGGCAAAGAACACGAATTTTACATAGAAAATGTAGATAACGAATTAGAATACCCAAATGTAAATAATGTATCCACGGTGTTTTATAATGAAAATCAAAGCACTACAGATTGGCAAGATTTCTTTATTCCGTTTAAAAATACTCAAGGATTTTTCAAAATAGGAAATGATTATTCGAGAGATGATATTGTTTATGCAAGCGGATCTAGTTATACAGATTATACGAGCGGATGGTATTATTACACAGGTTTAGATGCTACAATTGCAAGCGTTTCAAATGGTCCAGCTACAAATAATTCTTTATGGGTTAAAGATACTTTTTATTTTGATATCAACAAGGGGATACAATTTAAAGAGGCACCAAGATTTTACAAACAAAATTTCCCCAATGATTTTTTTATAAGAGTTGATGATGGAATAAATAAAAATTTATTATTTTTAAATTTTGTTTTGCAAGGTAGGTCAGATAAAGAAGCGAAATGTATTCTGCATTTTTTAGAAAAGCATAGAGGCAAAGATCAATTTAGGTTTACACCTCCAGCTCCATATAATCAAAATAAAATATTTGTGTGTCCTGAATGGAATCATACTTTAAACTTTAAAGATAACAATGATATTAGTGTAAAATTTATAGAGCAACCAATTGATTATTTAACAAAAAAAATAACTTTTCTGAGTTTAATTACTATAGACCCTTACATAAGAGAAAGATAATATGGCACTTCCAAGCGCAGTAACAAGTAGAGCTGAAGGCAACGAATTTGTTGCGACCACAGGTATGGAAATATCTGTCCAAACCGGATTCGCCATAAGAACAGGGTTTTATCTGACTAATAGTGGTAATTATGGAGTCGATGTGACAATGGTCACAAATAATCCGGACTTGGCTTTTGATTTTATTTCCGGAGTGCAATCTGAAATTAGTCTGCCTGCAGGAGCTACAAGATTAATACCTTTTGATTTTTATGGACTCAAAGACGTTAGTGGGCCAGTGTTAGGATCTACGGGCCCTGCTGGAACTGGAGTTTATACTGCTTCTCCTGTTTTAACAGTAAGGTCAAAAATCAATAATGAAACTGACCCTCAAGGAACGATTAGAGTTAGAATAACGGGTTATGTTACTGGAGCTATAAATAGGTCAGCTGTAATAGGCCCTCAACCTGATATTCCTCCTCAACATCCAAGCGGGTTTTTAGTTTTGACTGGAAAATTGTCTGACAGCGGTAAACCTTACAATCAACTTCAATGGAAAAACCCTTCTACTGGATATTACTTTGAAGAATATCAATTGCAATATTCTGATACAAATACTCAGTCTGCATCTTGGGCAGATGTTAGTTCTGCGTCTTTAAGTTTTGAAAGAAAATATGAAATTAATGGTCAATCTACATTTAATATTACTATTGGAACAGATGAGATAGACTCTTATTATTACGGCACTCCTACAGGCTTAATTGGTAACGAAACTTATCTTGATGAAAATTTAAATTTTGATTCCGATTATTATTATAGAATAAGAGGCGTTCACTATGGTTTAAATCAATCAACAGTGACAACTACTACTGATTGGGTTTACGGTTATGCTGTAAATGATTTATCTTACGATGGCTTAAATAATGATATATTGACAGGTTTAGTCACTGGATCTTCTACGCTGCCAAATGATAACAGTGTTGACCCTTCTACAATACTAAAAGCTAAAACTGCAAAAAAACAAGCAATGATTACTTATCTTAAGGATGGGGAATCAGATATAAATATAAACTCTAAATTTAATAGCGAATTAACTTCAAGAAATATTAGTTTACAAGATTTTACTGATAATTTTTCCGGTTATCATGTGGTCGTTCCAGCAAACTATGTTGTAGGTTCAAAAACAGTAGGTAAGGCTGCTATTGAAACTGGCGATCAAATTTTAGATTCAAACGGTTTTGAAGTAAAAGTTTTATTAAAGTTGAAAAAAGGAAGTTTAGTCGCAGGTAGAGGTGGAAATGGCGGCAATGGAGGTTGGGTACATTCAAGATTTGATCCAAAATACGGAATTAGAGCAGTTGATGATTATGTTCTTAAATACATAGGAAAAGAAGAGTCTACAGATGGGGCTAATGGTGGGCCAGCCATAAGTATAACAAATTCAAATATAACTGAATTTAAAATTTTTGCAGATTATTCTGCTAAGATTTATGGGGGCGGAGGTGGTGGAGCCGGAGGTGACACAACTTGGATGAGCTTTACTGTATTGCAAAACAAACCTTTTAATATTATAGATAGCGGAGGAGAACCTTACGTTAGTTTTAGGACGAGAGAGAGTGGCTTTTCAATAAAAAATATAGCTGGAGTTACTATGGCTGGAATAGGGGGAGGCGGACAAGGTTTTGATTCAAAAGGAGGTTTAAATCTTCGCAGGAATTTATTATACACACAAGGAAATGGAAGCTTAGAAGGCCCCGGAAGCGGCACAGAACAAAGTAAGGAGCAAAAAATAGGCAAGGGTGGCGCAGGTGGAGTATTTGGGTCCATGGGAGAATTTTTAGAAAATGAAGAAGCTTTTCAGATATCACTTTATCAAAATAGAAGTTTCGACTCATATGCGATGCTTCCCGGTCTTGGTGGTTACTCAATAGATGCTCAATCAGCGGATTATACTACATACCAAGCTGCGAACTTTAGATCGAACTTATTTTATATTACTAAACCTATTGGCAGTTCAAACGTATCCAGCATAAATGGTTTTTTTGCTAGATGGACAGCAGACGAAAAAGCTTATAATACGGGAACAACTCAAGCGACAGATAATCAAACGGTAGAAAAATGGGAAGCAGTCGAATATGCAAGCTCTTTGAGTTCTACTATTCCTTATTTAGAGCAAGCAACAAACGATTACAAACCTTATTTTAGAAACAGCGCAAGTCATGCAGATACAAAATATTTCGGCGCAGGATCTTATATAGGTTTTGCTGGAGAACAAAAGCATATGCGATTTTATAATGTTGTAGACGCAGATGCTGCTGAAACATATTTTAGATCTAATATGCCCGGGTTTGAGGTTTTTTACAATTTAATACCTAGAACAGATGGTTTTAGCTATAGACAGTTTAATGCAAATGGTCATTACCCTCTTACGTTTAAATTGCATCAATGGGGTAAAAATACTAACCCATCAAAAATGTACACAGTAGATTTAAAAGTTGTAGAGTCCATGGGTTTAGAGGACAATAGATTTGTTTTTAAAGATCAATTCTGGGGTGGCGAAAGCGGATTTTTAAATCCTTCTTCATCTTTCGTATACAATGTGTCTATGAAAAAAATAAATTCTAATAGATTCGTTCATGAAGTTTATTCTGACACAAAGTTGCAATCTTCAAATACAGTGATAAATTCAGAAGTTTATTTTAATAATGATGATACTGCTTTTTTAGGTGATACAGTTAGCGGAGAAGGTGGCGCAAGTTTTTGTATATCTGATATAATATTATTTAATAAAGCCTTATCTCAATCTGAAAGAGAAGCTGTTAATGCCTTTTTAATAAATAAAAATAGAGTATTTAACACCGTAACTGTTGACAGTATAACCGGAACGAACAGACAAACAACAATCGATAAACAAAAAACCAATCCCACGAACACACTATTGATGAATAATGGTATGGCTGGTTATATCGTATTACCTCTAAACCCTTCACCTTAAAAAGCAATAATATTTTAATATGGCAACCCAAGATCATAACTTATCCTTATTGGATTTATTACCTGATACGATTATAGAATTGTATGAAATGGATTTAGGCGAACAAGACGGAATATATAGATTTCATCCGGGCACAATAAATAGCGAGGTTTTATTTTTTAATTCTTTGCCGTATTATCCTCTGCCTGTTCAAGCTTCAGAGTTTGACAAAAGAGCCGACGGTCAAATGCCAAGGCCATCTTTAGTTTTAGCAAATGTTGATGGGTTTATTACTGATGTATTAAAAGGTAGGCAGGATTTAGTGGGAAACAATTTTACAAGAAAAAGGGTATTTTTAAAGTTTTTAGATAACTCCAATTTTCCAAACAATTTTAACCCTTTTGGGATTCCGAATCCAGAATCCAGATTCGATGATGAGTTTTATATAGTAAACAAAAAAATAACAGAAAATAAATTTTATGTAGAATTCGAGCTGGTTTCTCCTTTAGAGTTTGAAAATGTTAAATTACCAGCTAGGATAATGATTGCTAATTATTGCCCTTGGAAATATCGAGGAATAGGTTGTAAATATGGTCAGCTTTCTGATTTTGACAATCAGATTATCAGCAATGAAAACGTATCAAACAAAACTCCATCTTCGGTTTTTACTTCAGGAGGTTCAGAATTAGGAAACTTGGGTTTACCTGTATCAGATGAAAATGATAAAATGTTTTTCGAGAAAGAAGGGTATAATTTGCGAGCTTTAACTTGGAGGGGCGATTACGATAAAACAGTCTCGAATTATATTAAAGGAGACATCGTAAGAATCAAAAGTAAGTTCAACAATTTAGCAAAAATGAATTTATCTGACCCTGAGCAAAATTTAGAAGATGAACCTGATACATTTTTTGTTTGTGTTAAAGATTCTCCTGCTAATAAAGACCCAAGATATGAAAAAATTTATTGGGTTCAAGATCAGTGTTCTAAAAAATTAATAGGTTGTCAAAACAGATTTTCATTCTATGGACAGTATAGAAAAGGTTTACCATTTGGCGGGTTTCCATCAATTGAGTCTTACAGATTTCGTTAATTCATGCTTAAAAATACAAAATTATTGTAGATCAAGCAAAAATGAAAAATGTGGTATAACAACTAATGTAAAAACCCATATTGTTAAAAATTGCTCTCAAGATAAAAAAAATTTTTTTTATATAGATGCAATAGAATATTATAAAATTTATTCTGAAGAAATTGTGCAATTTATTTGGCATTCTCATCCTGTAGGCGATGCTTCTCCTAGCTATATAGATATAGATGTATCCAATGAACACCAATACAATTCTATTATTTTTTCTAAAGAGAATAAAAATTTTTCTTTATATAGGTTTGATTTACAATCCGCAGTTTATTTTTCTCTTTAATTGTGTATAATATTATGAATGACAGAGGTGCGCATAGAAGGCAGATTAGGTAAAGTTATTGGCTCATACCATCGTTTGAGCTGCAGAACTTTGAAAGAAGTTTTAGCAGCTATCGAATGCAACACTGGCAAGTTGAGGAGATACCTTCAATTAAACAAAAAAAGGTATTTTTCTATTTTTGTTGATGGTCAACAAGTTGAACCTTCGTTCTTAGGGGAAACTAAAGTTGCAGGCAAAAAAATAGTTATTTTACCTATTCTTATGGGGGCTATAGGTTTCACGATAGCTGGATCTTTTGCAGTCTTTACTGCGGCTGGAAAATTAACTGCGGTCGGAATGATAGTGGGTGCCGTTATAACTGCTGCCGTTTCTTTTGGTTTAAGTATGATTATATCTAAGTTGCTTGCTCCTGATGATCCGGAAATCATAAATACCACTTCTTTTGTTTTCAGTAAAGCTGAAAATGTCGCTGCTCAAGGTCAACCTATTCCAGTAGGGTATGGAAGATTAAGAGTAGGAGGTAGTGTTATATCTGTAAACGTCTTTAATACAGATAAAGAAAAATTTGATTCTGCAACCTTTTATAATACATTTTCTGATAATACTGTTTCAATTCTTGAAGGAAGCCCAGATGGTGGGCCAGCAACAGAGGAAACTCAATAATATAAATGTTAAATTAATATGGCTTATAGCACTATCATCAATCAACAATCTCGATACAAGTATTCTGATTGGTCTTTTGAGGGGGATTTTTACCAATCTTATGTTAATTTATGGAAAAAATTAACAATAAAAACAATTTGCCCTAATGTTAATCACGGCAATATGCAAAAATTAGAGTCTGTATCTGTTTATCAAGTTGTAGATTTAGTAAGCGAAGGGCCAATAAAAGGGTTTTGCGATCAATTAGGTAAAGATATAATCACCACAAACAATTCTTCTAGTAACGAAAATATTTTTAAGGGTATATATTTAAATGATGTACCTATAAAAAATAGCGCATCTGACACATTCAACTACAATAGGGCTTTCGCTGATTATAGGGCAGGAACACATAATCAAGATCCTTTGATACAGTTTGAAAATAGCGCTTTAAGCTTTAGGAATAATTATCAAAGCTTTAGTTTAAATGCAAAGATACCGGGATTGCCTCCTTCGTATACATTAACACATTTAGAATTTGAGTCTGACTCTCTTGGAGAAGATAAAGCAGCCAAAGTAAACTTAAATGATAGTAAACTTGGATGGCAAGAAAATGTTGCTTTTCCTGTTTTTAAAACAGGGAGTACAATAGAATTTTTAAAACAATACGAAAAAGAACAGAATGTAAAAGTTAATCATACAATAACAAATGACAGCGTAAATGCTTTAATGATAAATATGGAGTGTATTGCGCAATTGGGGGGCAAAACAACTACAGCAAACAGTGTAGGTTTTGTTATAAAAGTAGGTTATCAAGGGGACGAAGTTTTATTAGGGAATAACGGTTCAGTTGTTTATCTTTTTTGTAATATAAATGGTATAGCAACATCTCCGTATGTAAGAAGTTATTATGTGCCATTACCGCAATCTGTACAAGGTATTGATAGACAAGTATCAATATTTAGAGTGGATAAAGAGCCTGATGAAAATCAATTTCAACATTCTAAGAGTTTAACAGTTCAGACTATAAATGAAATAGTTTACGAAAATTTAAATTATCCGCATTCTGCTATTATAGGCACAGTTTTTGATGCAAGATCTTTCTCTCAGGCTCCGACACGTACATATGATTTAAAGTTATTAAAAGTTAAAGTTCCAAGTAATTATGACCCAGAAAGCAGGATTTATTCTGGAGATTGGGATGGCACTTTTTCTAAAAAGTTACAGTGGACAGATAATCCCGCTTGGATACTTTATGATATATTAACTAATTCTAGATATGGAGCAGGTAAATATGGGTTTAAAAAAGAATATTTAGATAAATGGAATTTATATTTTATTAGTAAATATTGCGATGAATTTGTTCCAACGGGTAATTCGGGGTTGCACGATAAAACGCCGTTCACAATAAAAGCCGAAGGGACAGAAGTTCAAATTGACAATTCTTCTCTGAATATTAGTGAAGATGAATTATTTGCAAGATTTGAGGAAAGATCTACGGTTTGTTTATTAGACTTAAATACAGCCACGAATGGCTTAGGTGATTCGATAGATATAGCTTATAAAAGAGTTATTTTTAACCCAAGGTTAGAAGGTGAGACTTTTAAATTTACTTTAGTTGAGCAACCTTCTCCTGATGCATTTTTTAAAAAATACCCTGCTTTGCAGGCTGAATTTTTAGCATCAAAACAAAAAGAAAGTGCTTATGAATGGATACTTAGATATTGGGCGGAGAATAGGGATTCTGCAGATAGCTCAATTAAGGATTATATAAGTGGTTACGCTTTAGATAAAATAACACGCAGTGGTAATTTATTAGTTCAATACGACGGTATATTAGAAATATTAGAGCCACGTTTTACATGTAATATTTATTTAGATAAATTGCAGTCTATAACTAATGTTATAAATGATATATCAGCAATATTTAGAGGCATGATATATTGGGCTAATGGTTACTTATTTGTATCGAATGATCAATATAGAGAACCAATAATGCTTTTTAACAATTCGAATGTTAAAGATGGAATATTTAATTATTCAGGTAGTGCAAAAACAGCTAGGCATACTGCAGTTTTAGTTAGGTACAATGATAAAAGCGACAGTTTTAAACCTAAAGCTGAATACATTGAAGATACCTCTGCAATGAGGCAGTATGGGTATTTACTCAAAGAAGTTGTAGCGCTTGGCACTACATCAAGATCTCAAGCTCACCGTATAGGTAAATGGGTTTTGTATACAAACCAAACAGAAACAACTTTAGTTCAATTTTCTTCAGGTTTAGAAGCTAGTTATTTGATGCCCGGAGATGTTGTAAAAATTCAAGATAAGTTAAAAAGCACAAAAAGGTATGGCGGTAGAATTTCTAATATAAATTATGGTTCAAAAACCATTACATTGGACAAAGGGATTTCGGAAGATATAACAGGTCAAACAATAACTTTAATTGTACCAAAGGGTAACACTTCTATTAGAGAATTAAATAGAGAAGCAAAATTAAATATTGAAGCGTCATTTAATGATCCTGATGTATCATCAGGTTTAACTCAATCACAGATTGATAGAACAAGGCAAACTCAAATCAAATCTTTTACCGTAGCTTCTGTGTCAGACGGAAATATTGTAAAAATTTCAGAAATTGAAGATGAGGATTTTAGCTTTATACCTGTCGGGTCTTTATGGTCTATGCAAAACTCTAATGCGGAATACAATATTAAAGAAATGCAATATAGAATTGTATCTATTGCAGAAAACAGTTTGAATGATTATATAGTAACAGCAATGGAGTATAATAATACTAAATTTGCAGCTATAGATTCTGAAAAAAATCTTCAGCCTAATCAAGATTCAAAAACTATCAAATTTAAATTGTCTGATTTACCAGATCCGATATCAAGTTCGAATCCAACAAGCGACCAAATTGTATCAGCATCATTAACATCAAAATATTATGATGCATATTTTACTAAAAATGAAACAATTAGAGATAAAGCTTTAGATGTCGATTTTTCTCAGATTATAACAGGGTTACCTACAGAAAATATAGGAGGATATATGGTTGAAATTTATAAAGACGGACAAAAAGTAAGATTCGCTTTAGATGGGTATGATAACACTTATTTTAGTGTATTTTTAGGTGACTCTAATACATACAGGTATGTAAATTACGAAATTTACGTATACGATAAAGATTATAAGTTAGAAAATTTAGGATTATAAATCATGCCATTCAACAAGTTTTTAAATCAAACTCCAGAAGACTTTGGTGCAGCATTGCAAGTGTCAGGCTTTAGTATACGCAATGAGTATATTGATCATCCTAACAAAGAACCTTTTCCTTTTGATTACAACTTATCTTTATTTAACCAAGGTGATCCTCCAAAGCTAGGATCTAGGGTTGCTAGTGGTGAATTTTATGCCGATAACCCTGTAATCCATTGGAATTTAGTAAATCCTGCTACTAATTCTATAATACCTGAAAATGAAATATCTCAACTTCAAAGCTTTTATGGTTACGATTTAAAAATTAAAGATGAAACTGGTAAGTTAATAAAAACGATCGCTACTGGTTACAAGCAAAACGATTTTAAGGTTGATATAAAAACCTTAATTAATGATTTTCAAGGCATTGGAGGACAAGACCCAAGAAGATTTCGATTTGAAGTTTCAACAAATGATTATTACAACAGATCTTACACTGGAACATACTTCTTAAATGCGCCTAAACCTAATGTTACAGACTTGTATGTAGATATAGGGGCCAATTCATTAAGATTAGAGCCAGAATTAGAAAAAGTTTCGGGTATTCAATCGATAGGGTATTATGCTGCCACTTATAGCGGTTTCACAATTAATCCTACTGGATCAGGCTCTCTAACTTATCAGTTTTCTCACCAAAACAATTTAGTCGGAAAGCCAAATGCTACTTTTGGCGTCGATTTAGAGGTTCCAAATGATTCAGGCTTTTATTACATGGTCGTAGCTTCTGATCAGTATGGAACTGGCGACGCATACGTTTTTCCTTCATCTGTTAAAACATTTAGTATTGACCCTTTAAAGTATAATGTTAAACCTTTAGGTTTAGAGGCAAAAGTCGCAATAGAGAGAGATAGCTTTAATAGAGTTGTCACAACAAAAGCTGTAGCAAAATTTAATAGAGATTTTATAGGTTTTTCTGATTACGAAGTCAAAGTATTAGAATCTGGCGCATTATTAGAAAAAGCTGATAGTTTTTATATACAAACACCTTTTATCGAAGGTGTCGATAAAATCATACAAGGTACTGGATCAAATAGGTTAGATTTAAATTATCTAAACCAAGATTTTTCTACTCAAGATTTTTATTATAGTGGTTTAAGCGGGGTGCCAGTTTTTACTACATATAATACAACGGGTATACAATGGAAAGAGCATACTTTATTATTAGATACAAGTAAAAATTTGCCAGCGCAATTTTTAACTGGGCAATCATTGATTCAAGAAGTTGCTATAGCCGCAGGTAATACTTTAAGTCAAAAAATTTATTTTGGTTTTGCTTTCGATCAAAATACTGAAGATTGGATTTTTTATCCTAGTGGTGGGTATTATGATTCAGGAATTTATACTGGTACATATGCAGATGCTGCCACCGGAGGAGTATTAACTTATATTTCTAATGATCCTGACGGCCCTAGTGCTACTGGGCCTCAAGGTGATATCATAAGCAGTGGATTTTTTGCTGTTGAAACTGGCGCTACAGGAGCGTTAGTTGCCTCAAATTTATCAGGGTTTTTATTAACAGAATACGAGCCAAGGTTTTCTTATGATGTCAATGTGCATTCTAATTATCAGTTTTCTGTAAGACCAAAAGATATCGATGGAAATTTTGGCGAAGCTTCTGATTTATTGTATATTACTACTGGGGACATTTTAAATGCTATCACTGGAGCAGGTTTTCCTACTGGATTATTTCAGTTTAATTTCACTGGTGTAGTAGATACGACAAGGGGAGACGGAAGAAATTCTGACGGACAAATGTTGTCTAGCGGAGTTGCTGTTTATAATCCTTATTTAGATATTTTAGATATATCTAGCGGTGTTTTTGCCAGTGGTACTGCTTTAGGGGTAGCCATAGATAGTCCAACTGAGCAGTTGGAAATTTCTGGGGACGGCAATGTTTATACTAAAATTGATGCTGCAAGTTATTATGATGCTGGTTTAAAATTGTTTACCCAAGGTAACCAAGGTGATAATTCAGCAGTAACTTGGAGTATAGTAAACAATGGTGATGATAATGGCGACCTAAAAATCAGAAAAGAAGGAACTGATAGAATAACCATTAATAGAGAAGATGGTAATTTAGGTATTAATACTATAGCGCCAACTGCTAGACTGCATGTGGGAGGTGACGTAAAAATTGATTCCGTCTCTCAGGATGCAAGCTCAACAAATTATTTAGTTTGGAACGCATCTACAAAATTAATTGGATACGCTAGTGCTGCCACTGGACCCCAAGGTTCACAAGGCGCTCAAGGTGCTACTGGTCCTCAAGGAGCTCAAGGCGCTACAGGAAGTCAAGGTGCCCAAGGTGCAAAAGGCGACCAAGGTTTTCAAGGTGATCAAGGAGGACAAGGAAATCAAGGTGCTACTGGTGCTCAAGGTGCCCAAGGTGCCCAAGGTGCTACTGGTGCTCAAGGTGCCCAAGGTGCAACAGGGAATCAAGGAGCTCAAGGTGCAAAAGGCGACCAAGGTTTTCAAGGTGATCAAGGAGGGCAAGGAAATCAAGGTGCCCAAGGTGCAAAAGGCGACCAAGGTTTTCAAGGTGATCAAGGAGGGCAAGGAAATCAAGGTGCTCAAGGAGCTACAGGAAGTCAAG